GAAAAAAGATCTTTCACCAAGTTTAAAAATGTTTTCCATATATAAAATTTTATTACCTAATAATATCTATATCTTGTGGATTCTTATTCCAAGTTTCCAGTTCAGTGCGAAGACGGCCTTCAGACTTTAAGTTTTCATAACGATTAGAAGCCTTTTTCTTCCACCAGTTAACAAGATGGTCAAAGTGGAATTTGTCATAATTTTGACCAGGACGCAATATTTCTTCCTGTCCAAGAATAACCTCACGAGCATTCTCAAATCCGTAATCAGAAATATAAAATCTTTTCTGTTCAGTCAGATTTTTTGCATTTGCAATCGCAGTCTGGAACTCCACAACCTTTTGAGAAGGTAAGCTTTTCTTGATGATTGAGATCATCTTTTGTTGAGTCTTGAGTTTCCGACTTGATGCGTCCTCCTTCACCAGAGATTGGTTGTTGTTCCTCTGAATAAACCATTTGTTTAACTCCTGGAAAATTTCGTCGTGGAGCAGAGGCGTAAAATCACTTTGAGTAAGACCCTTGTACCTCATATAAGGTTTCAAACCATCATACTGAGATGAGGCTTTGGTAGAACCATAAAGAGAAGTTGTCTCAAATGAACAAATATCTGATCCATACTTCTTATTTAATGTTTCACGAGCAGTATGAGAACAACAAAGAAGTGCAAGAAGTTTACCTCCAAGATAATTAAATCCAAAAGGTTGAGTAGGGACAATAATGAATCCCATAATTGCATGACGATTAAACCTAGACAACTCAGGAGTTTGTCCAAGCCAATCATTACGAGGTTTGGAATTAATAGTAGGTGAACCGAAACGACAGAATCCTACAATCTTCTGTGTATTAGTTTCTTGTACGATCCACTTCAGAGATTTGCCAGGAATACTATCCTCAATCGCATGAGAAGTAGTAATCTGCAATCTCTCATTGAAATATTCATTCGTAAATCCACCTTTTTCCCCCGCAGGATAAACCTTGAAGTTCATATCCTGTGGGTGCATATCAAATGCATCAAACATATCATCCTCAGGACCTATCCCAAGAATGGATGAAGGCATTTGTTCCATTCTTTCAAGTTTAATGTTACGCAGATATTCATCAATACGACCCATATTTGAGAAGTAATCAATGAACTGATCAGCTGCGTAAACCGCATCATCAAGTTCTAGTTGCATATCAGAGAATCAGTTTCTTTTCGCCAGGAGTTACAAGTTTACTCCCATAAATTTCATTATACTTGTTTTTAACTTGACTATCAACTTCGGCAATATAAACTACAAAGTTTTTAGAAACTTCAATTTCTGGGTTATCCTTGTCAATTACAGGAGTCCACGGAGCAAATCCAACACCACCTTGAGCTGTTGGAAGAACTACAAGACCATTTTTTAGAGTGACAGAAGTATCTGTTTCAGAAACTAGTTCTGCAACAACTTCTTCACCAGTAGAAATACGAAATAGTTTTACATTAATCATTTGAATTCACACTCCACCATAATTTCAGTTAATGCTGCAAGAATATTTACTTCCTGGTCAGCCACGAACGCACATTGGTATTGATACTTAGCAATAATAAGAACGGCAGCGGGGATAGACTGGGGTGAAAGATGGTCAAAAGAGGCGTCATAAACCCTGCGAAGTAGACTAGAAGCATCGTTGTCCAAGTTGGCGACCACCCACTTTCGGACTTCAGTAAAGTTTTTAGTTTTGAGATTCTTAATAAGTTCATTTACATTTACATCGGAAAATTCAGCAAGAATTGCAGAGTCGATCTTTCCACCCGCAGAATACCTTTGACACTCGTTTAGGACTCGTCTCCAGTCGGGGAAGTGTTTGTTGATGAGTTCTGCAAGGACTTTAGGATCGTATTGTACACCTTCCGCATCCAAGATGTTCTGTATACGCTTGAAGAAGGATCCTGCCAACTGGGCTTTTTCTTTTCCCTTGATGTTGAACTCAACGACTGCACAACGGGAGTGGAGGGGTTCAATGATTTTGTTTTTGTAGTTACATGTGAAAATGAACCTACAGTTGTTATAAAACGCCTCAATATTAGCCCGTAGAAGGAGTTGTACATCGTGGGTTGTGTTGTCAGCCTCATCAATGATGATGACTTTGTGTTTTGCATCACCCGCAGAAAGTGAGACGGTCGAAGCAAAGTTCTTTGCCTGGTTCCGTACCGTGTCCAAAAATCGTCCTTCGTCAGATCCATTGATGACATAGTAATCTACTCCCAGTTCTTCACACAGAGCTTTTGCGACTGTAGTTTTCCCACAACCTGCAGGGCCAGCAAGCATCAGGTTTGGAATTTCTTTGTTATTTAGAAACTCCAAAAAGGTCTTTTTGTTTGCATCTGGAAGAATACAATCTTCAATTTTGCGTGGGCGATATTTCTCAACCCACAGAAATTCATCACGACTCATAATTTAGATCCAATCAGGTTTTCGTTCGGGCATACGAAGGTAATTGTCCTTCACCCAAGGTTTAGAAGCAATGTACCTTTTATAAGCAGTAAAGGTATCAATACTATCATCAAATTTCCACTCCTCTGGCATTGCACGAGCAAATGGAGTTACTTCTGTAATCTTTCCCTTAGGAAAAAGGTAGTAAGCATCTACAAGAGTCTTATAACAAGAGTGGATTTTATTATAACGCAGTGCATATTCATCTGCAAGATTCATTCCCCACTTGATCAACCAATAGGCATTGTGGATACTATCCATTGCCCATTTGGTACAGGGATGATTACGAAACGCACCCTTTTCAGTTCTGTAGGGAGTACCATCAGCCTTAGGGAGAGTGCCGTAGTTATGACCCCATTTTTCAGATGCCACAATGGAGAGCATTTGACAACATTCCAGAGGCATCTTGACGATGTGTTTATCGGGAAGACATACAGCACTTTCCGCAGGCCAGGGAGAAGTCACAAAGATGTTCATAATAAAGGTGAGTTACCTCACTCATCATAGGTGGAGTCGGGTTCCAAAGCAATGTAATATGTAAGATTCTTATCTTCCGACTGGAATCGAGACAGGAGTTTCTTAGAGATCACAACCTCATAAGAACCAGGAAGAATCTTAATGTTCTCAACCTTAAAGTTCAGAACAAAAGTACCAGTAGTCTCACCCACAACCAGAGAATATTCGTTAGAAGTGTCATTCTTCTTGTCACGAACAACCAGTTTCACAACACCAGCTTCACCAACCACAGAAAGGTCAGGAACACCATAGACCGCTGCAGCCTTGAGAAGTTTGTCCAGTTGTTGGGTATTCAGTTCAAAACACACATCCTCAGAAGGAAGAGAGATGGATTTGTCGGGAGGAGTTACAATCACTGCAGGATCTGCAAAGAAATACTTAGATCGTGCATTACCCTCACTAATACCCACATAACTATCGTTTGCAAACTTAAGTTGGGGATTCTGGTAGAGGGACATTGCATTCAGGAACTGATTCAGATCATAAATGCCGAAGTCCCGTTCAAATTCTTCTTCAACTTCAACTTCTGCAAGAATATTCTTCATCACAGAAATAGTGCGAAGTTTATTACCTTTCTTAAAGAGGATGGATTGGTTAATACCAGAGAAGTTCTTGAGAAGAGAAAGAGTTTTTTCAGAGAGTTTCATAGATGTATCTTTGAGTTTCATAATCAACGGAATTCGGTAAGGCCATTATCTTTGCGGGAATAATGTCCGTCAAAGTGGAGGAGAAGCATTGCGTAATGAATGACTTTGAGAAGATCGCGTTTGTTGCGACCATCCTTATCACCATAACGACTTCCATATTTTAGGATATTTGCCTGACAAAATCCAGGAGCAAGATCCTTTGCAGCCATCAGATCAATCGTCTGAATATCTTTGTAAGCATCATTATGCCCACAATAGTGACTACCATAAGTACTGGTCACATAATCCTGAATATCTTTCAGGATTTTATCTTCGTTATATTTCCAGAGATTGTTTTTGGTTTCATTCATAGAAGGTGCATTTCCAATGACAATTTGATCAGAACCACCTGGAGAGATGGTAAATTGATATTCAGAGTAGGGATATTCGTCCATAATAAAGAGGAGGTCATAGTTTTACCTCCCCCAATTATATCAGAACGGAGCGGGTTGGTCAACATATTCTACAGTCAGTTCAGGACCAGTAGAAGGCATCTGGAAGTCAGCATCCACCTTATCATACAGTTCCAGGAAGGACTGTTTGGTTTCGTCATCAAAACGATTCACACACACTTGGATTGCCTTTGCCTTGTCTTGGAAGATGCTGTAGGCAC